GCGTCGGGGTCAAAGTCCATTCCTGGCAACTGGAAGGCATCGATTTCCTCCCAAGTCGAGCATTCAGCTAGGGACGCCAACCATTGCTCAAGCTCCGCGGTAGTCGCAAAGCCAACTTGAGTAGCAATGGCCTCTGTCATCATCGGGACGTCTTCGTCCTCGACACAGTAGGGTCCGCCAGCCACGCGGTAAAACACTTCACGGTCATTTGCGAGGAGGTTAGCCATCTCAACCGTGAGTTTGGGGTGGCCATCTTCGTCGAAATCAGGCAGATTCTCATAGCACTGCAGATCGACTCCGTACATCTTCGCAACGGCGGTTAGGTATTCGCTGATACCAGGGGTTTTCGAATCGGTCGTCCAGTAGCCAAGGAGCTTGTGCTTGTACTTCTCCACGTCGAGATTGCGCGCGACGGAGAGCTTGCGGAGTGCCTTGAGAACATCCGCGTACGAAGCCAGCGATTCCAATGGTTTTGGATAATGCCGCCCGAGGAAGAAAGTGCCGTCCTCAGGGCGGGAAAACGCAACTTTGAGCTTCATCCCGATCGACTTCGTGAAGAAAGTCGCGGCAGCGTTCCAGTCATCGTCTGAGATGTTAGGAAGATGAGGCCCGACGCCGTCGTCGCCGAATTTCGGTCCGATGACAGCGTACGGAATGCTGTACCTATCGACGTCCTTGTCCTTGAACATGAAATCCCCCCAATAGAGGTGAACAAGGGAACCCTTCTCCGCGTATTTCTTGAGTGCTTTGCGGACCGTGTTCTTCTTGACTGTCGATAAGTCCAGTTCATTGTCGTCGCGCGACCGATGGACATGGATCGCAATTGCAAGGCACGTAGACACATACTCAATGAATGCGGAAATGACGGTGTTCAACTCCGTGGTGACACCTGAACCGCTGTTGTTCTTGAAGCCAGTTTTGGTAGGCTTTCCATTGAGCATAGTCGTGAAATCCACATTCGACGCGAGTATTTGCTTGACCTCCTCGTAGTCGGATTTGTGGACAAACGCCAGGACAAACTCGACGAACCATGAATAGATGCATTCACTGATCGTCTCATCCATCTTGGAGTAATCCGTGTCGTGCAGACCACTAACATTGCCACCTTTGTCCGTGTTCGCTGCGTGCATCGCTATCTCAGTGAGTCTGCGAATGGACATAGCGATATCGTGCGGTGAATTGCCAGGTTGGTAGAAACTGCAGTTCTTGAGTACTTCCTTGATAAGGAGGCCAACACGTCCCGTTTGTATGGCCATTTCCTCAGTGTACTGCGTGATTCCACGGGGCGCTGCGCTCGCTTTCGGACCAGCCTCATGCTTGAGAAAGGTCTTCGGCATTGCCTCGCGAGCGTCAAGTTCGTTGTTACGCTTCAAACGCGCGGCCTGCAATGCGTGAGTACGTCGTTCGTACATAATCTCACGACTCATCATTGTGGCCGATCCCAAAGAGATGCCGGTTTCTCCTGAGACCTGATGAATGAAGGCAGGCAAAAGCAGCGACACGATGTCCTTGATGTTGTCCACAGGATCGATCTTGTTGCTGAACTCCTCCATACGCTTCTTCTTGTACGCGTCGTGCGCAGCATCGGACTTCGTG